TCGACCGCCCGCACCTTCGCGGCGATTGCCGAGCGCATCCGGGCGGGCGAGCGGCTCACGGATTGCCTGCGCGACTACGGCATCGACCTCAAGGGGCTGCGGACCGCGAGGCGGGTGCTTGAAGCGGATGCGCGGGCGTTCGACCGCACGCGCTGGACAGATGATTGTCACACTGGCAGCGACTATCGCGAGGGCATCGAGGCGCTGCGCAAAGTGCTCGATTTTCTGGATCGGGAGGAGCCGAAATGACCCGGAAACGAAGCGCGGACGAGACCGGACCACTCGTTTTGGTGTTAGACCCGCGGGTCGCCAAAAAACAGAATCGTCCGGACTTATCCGTGTCCTTCGGAACCTACACGCAGGCGAAGGCCGATGCTTGGCAGCCGGCCATGTCGGAGGTTGTGGCCGGCCCGTTCCGCACACGCCGCGCCGCGACCCGGTTTCGCAACGCGCTCGCGGCGCGGATCTACGAGGAGTGACATGAGACTCAAACCGGGCGTTATCGACGGAGCGCGCTGCACCGCCAGCGGTTTTGGAACCAACGAGATGGAAAGTGTGTCACGTACGACGTTAAAGGTCGATCTGACGTTCGCGGCATTCAGGACCGCTAACGTGAGCCGCTGCCTCAAGTGGCATCCGCAGGGCATCGAGTCTTGGTCACCGTCTGATTGGATGACCGCCGTCGTGGGCGAACTTGGCGAGTTGGCCAGCTTACTCAAAATGCGGAACCGCGAACGCGACGGTTTGCCGGGCAACAAGTTCGCGCCGACTGACCAGCAGATCGCAGACGAGATCGCCGACGTATTCACGTATCTGGACTTATTGGCCGCAAGTATGGGCATCGACCTTGCTCGGGCGGCGGTCGAGAAGTTCAATCGCGTGTCGGAGCGCGCCGGTTTCCCCGACCGGATTGTGTCGAGCGATCCTCTGGATGCGCCTCGAACGAAGGAACGAACCATGACGGACTACAGCGACGTGCCTGCCAAAACTGACGACCCCGCCATCGCGCAGACCATCGTCGCGTCAGCCAAGGCGACCAAGATAAGTGATCTACAGGACACAGAGGCGGACAACGTAGGTCTAGCGCGCTTCGCGTCTGCAATGAAAGCGAAGCTAAGTCGAAAACGCCTTGAAGGCAGGCGCGGCTGGAATGATCCGACAGAATGCACCGTGGATTGGCTATGGCGCTTGCTGTGTGAGCACGTTGATAAAGGCGATCCGGTAGATATCGCAAATCTCGCCATGATGATCTGGAACCGTCAACATCCGTACGTAGACGGACCGGCTGAAACGTCCGACCCGCCCATCGCACAGACCATCGTCGCGCGCAAGGTGCCGGAGTGAGTGACCGGACTCACATCCAATGGACTGATGCGACCTGGAACCCGGTTAGCGGGTGCTCGAAGGTTTCTCAGGGCTGTAAGTTCTGCTATGCGGAGCGCGTCTTCCCGCGCGCTTACGGGCGACAGAGAGCGCCGATCGACCCGCGCATCTTGCCGGCAACGACAGCGGAGTCCCCGCGGCGCTTTACCGATGTCCGCCTTCACCCGGAACGTCTTGCGCAGCCGCTTCATTGGCGTAAGCCGCGCCGCATCTTCGTGAACTCGATGAGCGATCTGTTCCATGAGCTCGTTCCATTCGAGTTCATCAATACGGTTTGGCTCAGGATGATCTCAAGTCCGCGGCACTCTTTCCAGATCCTCACCAAGCGGCCCGCGCGGATGCGCGCGTTCTTCGAGTGGGAGGCGGCGCGTTCCCAATTCCCTACTCTGCAGTTCCCCATTCTGCCGAATGTCTGGCTCGGGGTCAGCGTCGAGGATCAAGTGACCGCGGAGGAGCGCATACCGATCTTGCTGCAGGTGCCAGCCGCCGTTCGTTTCGTGAGCTACGAGCCCGCGCTCGGCCCCGTGGATTTCCGACGCATCGAGACCCATGATCGTCGTGGCCCGTTCGGCTTATGGTGCGATGCGCTCGATGGCGCCTTTACGGATTCGCCACATATCGACTGGCTCATCGTCGGCGGCGAGAGCGGCGCAAGGGCTCGACCGTTCGATTTCAAGTGGGCGCGCCGCACGCTCGCCGATTGCCGACGGGTTGGCGTGCCGTTCTTCTTCAAGCAGGGAGGCGCGTGTCATGCCTGTCCGCACGATCGGGCCGGCGGACACATCGAGTGCTTTCCGCGGGATCTCCAAGTCCGCGAGTTTCCGGCCCTGGTAGAGGATCGGATATGACCTGCCCCATCTGCCACAACCAGCGCAGCAGCGTGCTGCGCACGAGCCGCGCGGCCGATGGCACCATCCTGCGCCGCCGGTTCTGCGCGCGCTGCCGGCATCGGTGGACGACCTACGAGTACCGGGCCGAGCGGGCCGAACGCATGAAGCGCGCGGAGCGCATCGTCGCCACGATCGCCGAGGAGCTCGAGCGCCACCCACCGGAGAAGGCGTGGCAGCCTGATTTCTCGGACCTCAAATGAGCTGCCAAGGCCGCTCTAGTGAGCGACTAGGGGCGCTCTAGTAGACTCGCATGGTGGGGAGGAAGCGAACACGGGACCTCGATCTGCCCCTTCGCATGCGAAAGAAGGGGCGGGGCTACTACTACGACCACGGCGGGAGCCCGAGGCGCTGGGAGCCTCTGGGGTCCGACAAGGCGGTGGCCTTCCGGCGCTGGGCCGAGATCCGGGGGGGCGAATCCCCCGAGCGCACGGTCAACGCGCTCATCGATCGGTACTGCCTGAGAAGACGCGAGAGATGGGCGGCCTCGACCGCTAGGAACTACGAGCGCATGATCAGGGCGATCCGCAAGTACTTCGGCGAGGCCCCGGTCGAAGCCCTCAAGGCGGACCACCTGCAGGACTTCGTGGACCGCCACCCAAGACCCCAGGAGGCGCGAAACACGCTCGTCCTCCTCACGAGCATGCTTCGCAAGGCCGTGGCGTGGGGCTGGCGAATGAATAACCCAGGGGAGGGGGTGGACCTCCCGCCGGTCTCCAGGCGCGAGCGCTACATGACCGACGCCGAGTTCCTCGCGATCCGCGAGAAAGCGCCCCCGCATGTGCGCATCGCCATGGATCTCGCCTACACGCTCTCGCTCAGGGTGTCGGACGTGGTGCGGCTTCGCGTGCCATCGGAGAGAGCCGAGACGCTCGAGTTCGTCCAGAAGAAGACCGGGGAGGCTCAGGCGTTCACGATCACCCCCGAGCTACGCGAGATCATCGATCGGGCGTTGCGCCTCCCAAGACCCGTCAGGGGATTGACGCTCCTCTGCGGCCCCAAGGGCCTTCCCTACGCCGAGGACACGATCTCGCGGGCCATGCAGCGCGCCGCCAGGGCAGCGGGGGTCTACGGGGTGCGCTTTCACGATCTGAGGGCAAAGAGCGCCTCGGACGAGCAGGAGACCGCCCAGCGGCGGCTCGGGCACCGGGACAGCCGGACCACACAGGTTTACCTGCGCAAGGTCGAGCCGGTGGTGCCGATCAAGCGCAAATTGTAGAAGATTGTAGAAACCGCGCCGGCAAGCTCTTGTTTCGTTGCGATACCGGCTTCACGCCAGAAATCTTGCCCGTTTCCTGATTCTCTCATGGATTCAGCGCCTTGCGAGGCTCTGTCCTTCTACGTCCCGCCCGGCTCCGTCGAGGAATTAGCCCGGGGGATGCTCGCCATTGTAGAAGCAGCCAGACCTCATTTCCCGCACCCCTGGATCGCGACCTGGGCGATCTCGGACCACAACCTCAGCCGCTCCCTGTCCCGCCCCAGGGTGTAGACGGCCTGGGCGCAGGCCGCCTGATCCCCCCCCTTGCAGGACTGCCCGAGCGCTTTCAGGGCCTCGGACGCCGCGATCTCGGGATACTCGGGGACCCCGGCCAGGGCTTCACAGGGTGTCGAGACCTGGACGACCGCGGGGGGCGGGGCGTTGTCCGCCGGCCTCGTGGTGGCGCAGCCCGCGAGAAGGGCAAGGAGGATGAGGAGGACGGCGAGCAGGAAGTAGAACGGCAATCTCATGAGAGCCCTTCCGTAACCGCCACGACGGCGGATTCGCAGGTCGCCCCGGGATGGGGGCTGGCAGCCTCCTGGGCGAGCGTGGCAAGCCTCCTGGCTTGTTCGGCTGCCTTCGCCCTGGCTTTGGCGATCGCCTCACCTGCGGCCTTGTCGCGAGCCTGGGAGGCGGCCTGGGCGGCCTTCACCGAAGCGGCGCAGCGCTCGGAGGCGGCCTTCCAGGATTCTTTCTCCTGCTGGAGGGTCGCGATCTCGCCCCGGGCGGCCTCGAGCTGGGGCCGCCACTTCGCGGCCTCCTTTTCAGCTCCACGGGCCTCCAGCCAATGCACGACGCCCCAGAGCGCCGCCAGCACTCCCAGGCCGAGGATGGCGTAGACGATGAGGCCCGCCACCACTCCCCGCTGGGACCGGGCTACTGCGCTGGCGGCTGGGGAGGGTTTACCTTGTTCACCTGCTTCGCCACCTGATCGGCGACGTACTTCGCGAACGCGCCGAGCTGCCCGTCCTGGAGGATCTGGTTCGCGTAATCGGCCGCCCGGCTGTTGGTCAAGAGCTCGTTCGCGATCTGCGAGCCGCTCATGCCCTTCAGGTTGTGGCTCGTGTAGTACTGCTTGAGGAACCACCCCAGAGCGAAGGCCACCACGACGCTCACGATCCACAGGAGCGCCGCCCCCATGTCGCGGTCCACCGAGACGGTGTAGGTCTCGGCGTTCTGGGCAAGCGCGAGCGTTGGGGCGAGCAAGAGCAATGACAGGATGCGCTTCATACGGTCTCCTTCGAGTTGGCCTCCTGGACGAGGAGGAAAATCCGCTTCAGCCACCCACGGCCGAAGACGGGGAACCGGGCGAGCTCGGTGTAGAACACCGCCCGGTCCGCAAGAAAGAGCGCGAGTTGCCCCGCGCCCATGGCAAGGGCCTTGCCCATCGACACCGGGCCGAGGATCCCGTCCTGCAGGACACCGAGACTCCCCTGCAGGGTCTTGATCGCCTGGACGGGGCCCGAGTTGACCGCCATGTCGAAGAGGTAGAGCGAGACGGGCCACGGGAGCTCCTCGGCCCGTACCGCGTTCCAGTACGATTCGCGGTAGATCCGCTTGGCAAGCTCCAGGGGGAACTTCTGCATCGGCCCGAGGTAGCCGTTCGCTCTTGCCACCGCCTCGGTGACCCCGTATCGGGTAGCCCCCCCGGGGTCGTTCGGGTTGTCCACGTAGCCGCCCTCGGCCGCCACCACGATCCTGAATGCGTCCTCGAAGCCCTTCATAGCGTCCAGATCTCGGTGTCGACCACCTGGTAGCCGAGCTTTTCGAGGTCGGCCCACTTGAGCCCGAGCACCTCCTCGGCCCGCTCGTGGATCTGCTCGGGAAGCACGGCAAGGATGTTGGGGACGACATCCCCGTGCCGGTCGAGGAGGATGCAAAGACCCCGTGCGACTCGATGCGTCACAGCGGCTGTCCGATCGGCTGGGGGCGCTTGTCGGCCTCGGTGCCGGGTGAGAACCGGGAGAGCGGAATGGCGAAGCTGTCGCCGTCCTCCCAGACCGTGAGCGCGGCAGGGGGTCGCCCACCGTTCACATCCGGCGGGATGACCTCGCGCGAGTCGATCCAGCAGCCCTTGATGACGGGAGGCAAGCCCCCTTTCTGGCCTTCGGGCCTTGCGAGGTAGAGCGCCGAGCGAAGCTTCTCCTTGAACGGCGGCTTCACCGCCTCGATGACCGGGGCCACCACGCACGGGGTCACATCGAGCACCACCCGGTCGCCCCCGCCTTCCGTGACGAGGATATCGGCTCCATAGGCCGGGAAGGCGAGGATCGCGAGGATGGCAAGAAGAGATCTCATGTGCGCTCTCCTGAGCTCTCCTCCGGTTCGCATTTCTTAGCGGGACAACCGCTTGCACAGGCCATTCGGTGAGTTGAACTCGGCCTCCCGCTTGTCCTGCGGGAGCGAGAGCATGCAGGTCAACTCGCGTTGCGCCTGGACCATGTGGTCCTGGCTCTCCGAGAGCCTGTTCAACGCCGCGGTGAGGGCGGCGTCGTCGTCCCGGGCATCGAGCTTGTGGTCGTAGAGGACGTAGCCCATGATCCCCACCCCGATCGCGAGGAGCACGCTGATGAACTCGGCGGCGCGCTTGCCCCGAAACGAGATGCTTCCGAGGGGCGTCTTGATGTCGGTCCCGCCGTTCCCGTTCGCTGCCTGCTGATCGTCTGCCACCTCGCGTGCTCCTATTTCGGTCCCCATTCCCACCCGGGCTCGCTCGCGTTCTCACCGGGCACCCTTGACCAGGCCCCTATGGCCGCCGAGCCGTCCGACTGGATGCGAAAGAGCGCGCCGAAGCGCGCGTTCAGCTTCCAGCCGATGCCAAGCTGCACGTAGGCGCGCTTGCCGGTTGAACCGGACCAGCGAACCTGGACGAAGACGCCGAGCGGCCATACGAGCCTCACGAAGAGGACCGAGTTGTAGAAGAGCGCATCGAGGCCCAGGTACTTGTAGAGCCGGCCGTCGTAGGCCACCACCCTTGGACGAGTCGACCATTTCCCATTCAGCGTGTAGCCAAGCCCCACCCCCACCGAGCGCACCCATTCGACGGGTAGTGTCGTGAGGTTCCCGAGCTGCCAGAGGAGCCAGCTTTCACCTGGGTGGCGCTCTTCGAGGATTCTCACGAGAGGGCCTTTCGCTCGTCCCGGATCTCGCGCTCCTCGCGGATCGCTGGCGGCGCACTCGGCGAAGCCGCCGTTCCGGCGCGCATGAGAATCGCGCTCAAGACCTGTGCGGCCTCGTGGGTGTGGTTCGCGGTGGCGTGCGCCCTTGCTTCCGAATGGCGGAGCGTCTGGAGCATCTCGACGAGCAGAAACGGCTGGTAGGTGAGCCCGCAGACATCGAGCGAGGTTCGCTCGCCCTTCGTCTCGTCCGTTTTCCAGATCGTCATCCAGGCATGACACCTGTCCTTCACGCACTGGCGATCGACGAACGGGCAACAATCGTTTTTCGGTTTCGTCATGTCTTGAGGATCTTGTTCAGGATGATCGCGGGGGGCATGTTCTGCGAGCTACCCGAGCCGGAGTTGGCGATCGAGATCCCGGTGGTGCTCGACCCCGTGCTCGCCCCGGCGATTTGAACGAGCACCGTGCTCCCGGCCGGGGTGCCGTAGGACTGGAACGACCCGCCCATCGTGTGCGTGTGGCCGGGGTCGGTGAGGGTGTGGGTGTGGGCGTGCATCACCTGCTCACCGCCTGTGCCGCCGAGCGTATCCCCGGCGATGATCGAGACGGCGGCAGTGATCCGGCTTGCCGCCGAGCCCCCCATGTCGTCCTTGCCGAAGACCGCCCGCCCCCGGCAGTCCGGCACGTTGAAGGTGGTCGTGCCGTCGCCCGCCCCGAAGGTCGTGCCTTCGACCGCGTAGAGGTCGGCATAGGTGGTCCGGCTGATGGCCTGCCCGTAGGGGAGCACGTATCCCCCGGGTGCTGACGAGCCGGTGTGGTCGAGCACCGCGCCGACCGGCGTGCCGTCGCCTCCCCCCGCCCCGCCCGTCAGGTTGAACTGCGTCCCGTCGTAGGTGAGCTCGACCGGGCGGTTCTTTCTCAGCTCGTAGCCGGTGAGCGCGCCGCCGTTGAGGTAGACGTTCTTCGCCCCGAGCGACGAAGCGGCGGTGATCTCGAGTGTCGTTGCCCCGGTGTTCGAGTTCGCCGGGATGAGGACAAAGCGCATGCCGGCGGCAAGGGCGGTCGGGCCCTGGGTCACGTTGCCGGTGACGGTGTTCGTCCCCGCGACGCTCGTGACGTACATGCCGCCCCACTTGACCGAATCCCGCCACCCGGCGATGACGGCCTGGATCTCCTGCAGGTTGTCGGCGAGCCCCGCCCCGATGTTGGTCGCATCGCTCGGGGTATTGTTCGAGGCGGTCGAGGACCAACTCGAAAAGGTTGAACTTACGTCAGCCATCTAGCGGACTCCGGTGAAAGGTGGTACGTTGACGCCTCGAACCGAGAGGGGTAACGGCATGGGCGAATACACCGATCTCGTCAGGATCGCCGGCATCGTTGCGGGCGTGACGTTCATCCGCCTAGTCCGGGAGGAGCTGGCGAAGCGATGGCCCGACCGCTGGGGCGAGCCGCCCCACAGCACGGGCCCCGCTCGCGATTGGGGCCGCCGCCTCGGGGCGGCGTGCAAGAAGCGTTGCGAGCGTCTGGCGGCCGGCTCGCGTGTAAAGTAGCCCCAAGGGGGAGCTCGCAAGACCGACACCGAGTCCGAGCGGCCCCGCTGCCATCAACGCGCGGAACGGGGTGCCCGAGTCCGGCACCTTGTTCCCTAGGACATCCACCCCGCGCCGGGCGAGGTCTTGCATCAACGCCTCGCCTCTTGAGAAAGAGCGCTTGCGCAGGCTGGAATCGAGCGCCCGGGTCGCGCCTCTCAGCGCCTCGGGACTGAACACCCCTTCCCCAGAGCCGACGCGCCCCGCGGCGTTCTCGACCCGCAGAAGGTTGGCATACGCGAGGTTGACCTTGGCGAGCTCGCCGGCATGCTCGGGATTGGCCCGCTGCACCATCTCGCGAAGCGAGCCCTGGACTTCGCGCAGCGCATCGCCGAGCAGACGCTGATCACCATCCAGGCTCTGGCCGTAACGCCTCACGAGGCCGCCGAGCTTCGACTCGATGGCCTTGATCGTCTCGCCGCTCGCAAGCCCCGAGGAGGTGAACTTGTCGACGACTTCGTTCTTCAGGATGTTGTTGAACTGCGCTGCGCGGTCCTTCGGGAGGTTCTGCGCGAGTTGCCGCACCCCGACGAGGTCATCGACGAACTGCTGATCGGCAACGCCCCTGAGCTTGGGAAGCAGGTCGTCGTAGGCTTGGCTGACCATGTCGCCGGCCTTCGCAACGGCCTCGTGCCCGACCGGGCCTTCGAGCTTCTTGCCGATCGGCGCGAGAGCCCGGTTGATCGCGGCCCGGTTGAACTGCTCGACCGCGCTCCTCTGGCCTGACCGGATCGCATCGCCCACCAGGGGGACGCTCGTCAACCCCTCCTCGGCGCGCTTCGCGGCACCGCCCAAGGTCTGGCCTGGGGTTGGCACGATTCCCTCCTCGAGAAGAGGAGCCGCCCGGCCCACGGCGTTTGGCAGGATGAGCCGGGCGAGCGTCCTCCCGGCGACGTTGCCGCCAGCCCCGAAAAGCGCGCCCGATGCGGCATTCTTGAGCGCGCTCTCCTCTCCGAGCGTCGGCTCGGCCGCCCCGATCGCCCCGCCCAGGACCGCCGAGCCGGCAACTCCAGCCGGGGCAATCCCCTTGGTCGCGAACACGTTCATGCCGATGTTCCCGGCCAGCGCCGCGGGCGACTCGCGAAGAAGCGCCCGGTTTGCGACCACCGCCGCCTCATCCTGGGGAGTGAGCCCGCCGCCGAAAAGCTGCTTCAGTCGCAGCGCCGCCTGATCAACGGCCGAGTAGGCGCCCATCGCGGCTTTCGAAAGCGGGTTGAAATTGGGCAGTGTCTCCTTGATGGCCTGCGGCAGTCCGCCTACGCCGATCTCGACCGGCGTAGGCTTGTAGTTCTCGCGGGCGAAGGCGAGGATCTCCCCGTCGGTCGCCCCTTCCGGATGCTCGACGGTGATGTAGCCGCCGTCCGGGCCCTGGACCGTCGTTCTCATCTGACGATCCTGAATCCGCCTGCAGGGGTGGGTGGGCTCGTTCCCTGCTGCTGGCGCAGGTCGATGACCGGGTCATAGGGGAATTTCACGCCGCGCTGCTCGGCTCCGCGCACCTCCCTGTTGTGAGATGCCACCTTTGTCCTGATCACATCGCCGTAGGCGTCGAGAACGTTGCCTAGCGCGCGCGGGTCGGTGCCAAGATTCCCAAGGGCGCTTTGCATCATGCGCTGCTGCATTTCGCTGGGCTGCGCATCCATCTTCTTCAGGTTCTCCATGATCTGGAAGAAGATGCGGGAACGAAGCTCCTCTGCGCTCTTGATGCCCTCCACGTTGATATTCGTGCCGATCCGGTTGTTCAGGAACTTCGCTGCGTCGAGCAGCGCAGGGCCGCCCGGCCCCATGAAGCCTTTTGCTTCCGGGATGAGCGCCTTGGCCTTCTCGATGTTTTCGAGGACGGCGGGCGCATTCTTGAGCTGGTCATATGTTGCTCTGCTACTCTGCATGAATTGCTTCTGCGCCTCTTCGCTGGCCGGAGTGAAAGTGTTCACTTTCAGATCGACCGATTGCTTGCCCGCCGCACGCTCCGCGAGCTTGAACTGCCTGAACGCTTCCGGGTTGAGCCCCTGCGCCTCGTAGGGCGTCAGCGCCGTCTTGGGCAGCACATAGGCGGGTTGCCTGGTCTGCGGGTCGAACCCGACCAGGTTGTTCCCGACATCCTGCCATTGGAGGTTGGCGGGCGACGCCGCGATGCTCTGCGCGCCGACCATCCGCGTCTGCCCCGGGGAAAGCGTGTAGGGCTCGAGCGTCTTCATGAAGGCTGCTGGATTCGCGAGATAGGCGGCTCCGGCTTGCGGGCCGAGCTGCTCGGCATAGGCGCGCTGCGCCTCGCGTTGCTTTTGCGCCTCGGCGCTCTGCATGGCGATTGCCTGCGTCTGCGCGTTCAGGTAGGCGCTCCTGTCCTGGGCCATGCGCGCGGCCTCCTGAAGCCTCGCCGCCTGCAGAAGCCCCCCACCGAGTGCCTGACCGAAAGACGTTGGGTAGGGCGACGGCCCCCCGGCCTGAAGGAGCCCCGCTCCGAGACCAAGAAGTCCCGCCTGGGCCGGATCCTGGTAGAACGATAGAAGCCCTGCCATGTGTCGCACTCCTTAGAACGGCGCGGCGAATCCCGTGTAGGCGGGAGAAGAGGAGATGCTGTAGGACGGGTAGTAGCCTTCACCGAAGATGCCCCCGCCAAAGCCAGATCCGGACCCGCCGAAAAGCCCCCCGATCTGGCTCCCGAACTGCGCCCCCGTGATGGCCCCGCCGAGGGCGTTCGCGTAGGGGTTGGTGAAGTAGGGGACCGTCCCGGTGGTGGTCGTCGTCCCGGAGCTTGGCACCCCGACCGAGCCGAGGAGTTGCCCATAGCGCATGAGCGCGTTGGTGGGCGCATCCAGCACCGCCTGGTTTCTCGATTCCTCGAGCGCGCCTCCGGTCAAAAGCCCCTGAAGGTTCTGAAACCTCGCGTTCTGCAGCATCGGCACGACGTTGAGGGCGTTCAACTGGTTCTGCCGCTCCTGCCCGTACGCTTGCGCGTAGATCGGGAGCGCCGTGTCCGCGAGGTTGCGGGCGAGCCACTCCTGGTTGGCCGAAGAGCCGTAGTTCGAGCCCGAGAACTGGCCCGAGACGCCACGCTTGACCTGGTTCAACGCCTGCGCCACGGCGCCCGACAGGTAAGGGTTGGACGCGACATCGAGGTAATCCCCGCCAAGCGTCCTCGAGAGCTGATTCTCGGCCTGGGGGAGAAGCCCGCCGCTACGCGCCTGATCAACGAGCGCGTTGATCGCCTCGGTGGTGTAGGGCGAGCGCTCGGCGATCCCGGGTGGGTTGTTCGCAAGCCCCTGGGCCCGCGAATAGAGATCCGTCAAATAGGGCTGAATGCCCTCCCATGGGACGGCGGTCGTCCTCGACTCCTGGGTGCCGCCCGGGTACTGCTGGCTGCTCCCTCCCCTCCTGCTGAGGAGCGAGCTCGCCGCACCGCCCGCAACGGCCGCAACGATTGGAATGGCCCACGGCATATCAGCCTCCGAACTCGAAGAGCTTGCAATCGATCATCTTCCCGTCCCTCGGAAAGCATTTCCTTCGCACGCCTGTCTGCGCGAAGCCCAGGAGCCTTACGTACCGGCACGCGCGCTCGTTGTCGGCGGGTACCTCGGCTCGCAATGGGCGAGGAGCCATCTCCACGGCCTGCCTCCCCGCCTTCACCGCAAGCCACGGCATCCTGGTCTCGGTGACGGGCAGGAACGCCACATGAAACCTGCCGCCCTCGAAGAGGAACGCCCCGACGGTCCTGCCGTTCTCGATCACCGCGAGCCAGCCCGCCCCTTCTGGCTTCCAGTCGGCGGGCGTCTCGTCAGAGCTCACCCACGGCCAGATGGCGGAATGCCGGGAGAGCTCCTCGATCCCGTCGGTCGTCCAGCGCAACTCCATCTCTCAGTTGCCGGTCAGCACCCGCATCTGGAGCCACGTTCCGGGGGTGCCCGCGACCGTGCAGATCCAGCCGAGGACCACGTACTTGCTCGACGCCGCGCCCGCTTCGGTGGGCGCGGAGTTGTAGAGGATGTCCCCTTGCGCCCAGGTGCCGGTGCTAGGCGCGGCCGTCCCGGAGGCTCGTCCGGTGAGTTTTCCACCGGAGAGGAGGTTGAACGCCTGCTCGGTCCTGGCGAGCGCCTGCGCGAAGCTCGCGCGCTCGTACTTGGCCCCGGCAAAGGGCTGCAGCGCGATGATCATTCTTCGCCGTCCACGACGAACTCGTGGTCAAGGCCGGCGATCTCGAACGCTCCGCTGATCGAGAGCACCCCGCGGTGCCAGCGCGCCGAGCTCGAAAGGTCGAACCTGCCCGAAGAAAGCGAGGCGACATAGCCCGCCGTCAGCGCGTCCGGGAGCCCATCCCGGTAGAAGTGCGAGTAGGTCGCCGAAGCCGGTCCGGACAGAAAATAGGGCCGCACCCGCGAGAGCGTCGCGAAGTTGATGCCGTCCCCCGAGTCCCCGGTGGTGATCGATGCGCTCGCCGCGGTCCCGGTAAGCGCGCTCAACTGGTGGCTCGTGTCGAAGAGCGCCGGCACCGTCGCCGTGTAGATCACGAAAGCCGTGCCGTATGGGGCGTCCGGCAGATCCGCATAGGTCGTGTAGTAGGTTCCGAGGTCGCCGTAGGTGAGCCCGGTGGCGACGAAGTCCACCACCGCCTCGATTTGCCGGTCGCTCCTCCCCCACCTCCCGGACGGGTAGTGGAAGACGACGCACTTGTCCGGCTTGTTCGAGCTCGCGACGGGGTACCAGAAATAGATGAGCTTGTTCTGCCGGTCGTGAAGCGCAATCGCTGCGTAGGCGTAGGCGATGTTCAGCTCGCCGAAGACCTTCTCGCGAACCGGATTGCCGACCGGGATCGGGCGCTGCGCCCCCGAGAACTGGTAGAAGTTGTCCGCGCCCATGAAGATGTGCTTGGGCTCCTCGGATGTTCCGACGTTGACGATCGCCTCGTGCGAGAGCGCCCCGGCATCCCCTGGCACCTGCTCGAAGCTCCAGATCTGCGGCTGCCCGACGTAGGTGCCGACGTACATCGAGTTCTGCTTGTAGGCGACGATCTGGTAGCCGAACTTGCGCGCCCCGGTGATCCTGCCGGGGGTCTCCTTCAGCGTCCCGGTCGCTGCCTCGGTCGTGACGCTCGGATCCCAATCACCGTATCCGCCCTTCGCCGCGCACCACCAGCCGTCCGGCCGGTCCGCCGAGTCGTAGAGGGCGCCCTGGTCGCTCACGTCGAAGCCGAAAACGAAGTTGTTGACCGTCTCGATCACCCCGCATTTCGGCGCCGTGGTGGTGACCGCGGCGAAAGTGGTGCCGCTATCGATGAACTGCACGATGTTGCTTTTGGCCGCCGCGAGCATCGCATCGCCGAACTGCGCGAAGCGCCAGCGCTGCGAGCTCGTCACGCTGTACCCGCCCACGGCCGTGCGGTCCGTCCAGGAGCTCGTCGCTCCCTCGTAGAGCTTCGATGCGGAACCGGCGAAGATCCTGGTGTTATCGCCGGTCGTTCGCATCGAGGCCGCGCCGAAGCACTGCGCCGCAAGGGCGGGGAGCGTCGTCGCGACGGGCGTCGGCGCCCCGGCAAACCCCCGGGTGGAGGGGACGAGCGCCGAGCAATCCACGATGACCCCCGGGGTCCGCGGGTCGCCATCCGGCGCGTAGGAGGTGAACGGCGCGTACATCTCAGGCCGCCTGAAAATCCGTCTGGACCGCCATCCCGGTGTCGTAGCCACCCTCCTTGGCGGCCCCGTTCACGTCGTGGAGGATCTGGTTGCGCTTGGCGACCCACATCGCCACCCGCTTGTCGTTCTTCACGAACGCCTCGGCCTCGGCGAGCGCCGCGAAGAGGTAGAGGTCGGGATTGGCGGTGAAGAGCGAATTGTCCGAGCTCGCCACGCTCGTCGGCCTTGCGTAGTAGATCCCGAGCACCGTGTAGTCGCTGTCCGGGTAGGGCCCGAAGATGAAGCTCGCGCCGTCCCGGCCCATGAAGGATGGCTTCTGGTCGGAGGAGCGGAGCGGGTAGCGCTCGAGGATCCACTGCGAGGGCCGCATCCTCAGCGCCCGGGAGGGCGTGCCGTCGATCCGGGCGTGCTTGAGCGCGATGTAGTCCGACGGCACCGCGGCGCTCCCCGCGGACATCGCGACCGAGAGCGCGCTTTCCATCTCCGGGGTCCGCGCCATCCTGAAAATCCACTGCTCGCCGTAGAGAATGAGATTCGGCACGTTGTCCGACGACACCGCATCGAGGATGTTCGCGCGGTGGAGGAAGCTCTTCACCTGGTTCTGAAGAGCCGAGTAGGTGTCAATCGCCATTTACCCAGGATCTCCTGTGTGCGAGGACGTAGCACTCCCGCTCTCCCGTCCTCTGGAAGGTCTGGACCTCGAACCTGGAGGCGAGCCTGTCGAACCACTCTTCGGGCGAGAGCTCGCCCGTCCCGATCGCGACGAAGAGCACCGCGCCGCAGAGCCGCGCGAGGTCATCGAGCACCGCGTCGCGAAACTCGGCCTCCACGTGCTGCAGCACGTCGATGCAGACGACCATCTGCATCGGGACAGGACTCCCGGCGTACTCCTCGAGCGCCGGGTCGTAGAGCTGCAGGGTGACTGCGTGGGGAGCCTTCACGAGCGCGGCGAGGCCCCCCCTCCCGCATCCGTAGTCCAGAAGCTCCTCGATCGCGAGCCGCTCGATGATCTCGTTCACCATCGGGGCGAAGTCTTTCACCCTGGACGGCACCGTCCCGAAGGCGTTCGCGATCTTCTGGGCTTCGAGCGCCTGCGCCGAGATCACGCCGCTTTCTCCTTGTCGTAGCGCTCCCGCAGCGCACCGCGAATGCGGTGGATCGGCGCGGTCCAGTCACCAACGGCTTTCTGTCTGAAGACCCGCACCGACTCATACCAGGGCACGTTGCCGGTCATGCCGTACTTCCACTGCCCGTAGGCCGGGAGGAGCACCCAGCACTCCTTGCCAAGGGCCCCCGCGAGGTGGCAGACGGCGGTCTGGATCGAGACCACGAGGTCGACCTCGGCGACCAAGGCTGCGGTGTCGTCGTAATCCCCCGTGAGCGTCGCCCAGGAGTACTCCGCGAGGTCATAGCGGCCCCCCAGGGAGGCGATCTCCTTGACCGCAGGCTTGTACTGGAGGCTCACCCAGTGCGCGTCAACGGCCTCGAAGAGCGGCTTGAACTGGGCAAGCTCGAGCGTCCTGAACTTCTCGCCGGTCCACGGCATCCCACCCGTCCAGGCAATCCCGATCACTGGCTTCTTCTTGCCGTGACGGCACTTGCCATCGAAAAGGTGACGCCATTGTGAGCGCCTGACCGGGTCGGCCACGAGGTAGGCCGTCCCCGGGAACGACGCATCGGTGCGCCGATAGAACCGCCCGAGCTCACCCAAAGGCAGGCTCGCCTCCGGGGTCCGGTCCTCCTTGTCCCACTCGAGGACGCGCTTCCAGCGCGTGCCGTACACCTTGGCCTTCGGAAAGGAGCGCCGGAAGAGCCCGGCGAGCTTCTCGTCGCAGTCCACCACCACCTTGACGCAGTCCCGGATCGCCTCGCCGAGCATCGAGGAGAACTGGATCTCGTCCCCGAGTCCTTGTTCTCCATAGAGGACGATGCTCTTGCCTTTCGTCCCATCCCAGGCGGGCTCCCCGGCGTATTGCATCACCCGCCTGCCCGGGAGCCGGAGGGTGCTGCCGTAGAGATCCCAGCCTTCCCACTTCCTCTGCCCGAGGAGGGCGAGCGCGAGGTTCCCCTTCGCTTTCTCGCTCGACGGATTCAACTCCACGGCCCGCCTCGCGCGCTCCTCGGCCTCCTGGTAGCGCCCGGTATCCACGAGGAGCGCCGAATAGTTCAACTCGGTCGCGGCGCGCTCACCAGTCTCCCTGGCGAGCCGCAGGGCCGTCTTGAACGCCTCCTCGGCCTCGTCCGCGCGCCACAGCTCGTGGGCCGAGATGCCGAGCCGAAACCACGCCATGAAGGTGGCGGGGCCAAGTTGCGTTGCCCGGATCGCGAGTTGGTAGGCGAGCGGGAACTTGCGCATCTTCCAGGCGACGAAGGCCGCCAGCACGAGCGAGGACGCTGCGTGCGGGTGCAGGTCCATCAGCATCTCTGCGATGCCCCAGGCCTCGTTCGCCCGGTCCTCTTCGCAGAGGCGGTGCGCCTCGTTGACGTAGATCTCGACGGCTTCAGCCATGGCGCTTGTGGGTGACCTTGAAGCGCGGATAGTTCGCGTTGATCTCGCGGAACATCCGCTTGATCATCGCCGGATCCTTCGAGTAGATGTCGATCCCCTTTTGCTTGAGCTCGAGCTGGACGATGGGAGGAAGGTCGGCGTAGTGCCACCAGTCGCGCTTGATGCCGCCGTCCCGCTTCCCGGTGTTGGCGAACTCGGCGCAGCGCTTGAGGAGCGGCGCGACGTCCTGCTCGGTGTGGACGAAGGCAAGGTTCGTCGCGCCGTCGAAGTCGAAGAGCTTGCGGGTGCCGGTCAGTGGATCGTAATGCAGGAATTCGGGCATTCGATTTCCTCGTAGAGTTTTGCGATCGATTCGAGCGAGGTGCGCTCCCTCACGCCGGCCATGATCCGGCGCGCTTCCATGAACGCCTCGCCCCCGAAGCCAGAAATCGCCTCAGCGAGCGTCTGCGCGAGCGACTCGTGCACGTAGAACGGGTAGCGCGCTCCGAGGAGCTCGACCGCGCTCGGGTCCGGGTAGGTCACCGCGACCGCCCCCACCGCTGCCGCAACCGCGATCTTGGTGGCGGGCTTGAGGAGTGCCCCGAGCCCCTCGCGGCGGCTCACGCAGACGTGGATGTTGAAGCGCCGCGCCGCGCCGAGCATGCGCTGCGGGTCGGTCACGCATTCGAGGTCAACTCCGTCGACAGCGATGGCCAGGTCCGGCGCGTTGAACGCCGCCCCGATATAGCCGGCCCTCGGGCGGTCGAGCTCGCAAGCCCCGGAGAGCCTCGCGTCCCAGTGATGCGGGACGAGCTTCCCCATGGAGCCCGGGAAAAAGCGCGCGTAGATCCCCGCTGCGACCATGCTCGGTGCGAGCACCACATCCACGCCCCCGATCGCCTCGCGGCGCGGATAGCAGAAGAAGTCGAGCGGATCGTAGACCACCACGTTGCCTTGCCTGTGCGCGCGCTCGATGTCCGCCGCCTCTGGCGACTTCACGAAGACCACCACGTCATCGCGCGTGCCGTCCATGCGCCCGATGCACGGGACGCCGAGCGCGCGGGCGACCTGCTGGCCGCGAAGGACCGACGATGCGTAGCCTTCAGGGGCAACAAAGAGCATGGGCCTGCCTGATCGCATCCGAGACGTAGGCGACCTCGGCCTGCGTCATCCCCGCATAGCAGCCGACGAAGATCGCGCGCTCCATCAGGAAATCGGCGACCGGGAGCCGCGCCTTGAGGCCCCGGAACGCCGGATGCCGGGTGATGTTCCCGGCGAAGAACGGCCGGTGGCGCACCCCGAGGGATTCGAGCGCCTCGCCAAGGAGCCTCGCCGGATAGGGCGTGATCAGGATCACGCCGAACCAGCTCGGCACCGCCCCGGTGAGCGCCTTCGGCGTGGCGATCCCCTCGGGAAGAGAGGCGGCGATCTGGTCGTGATTTCGCTTGCGCTCGGCCACGATCCAATCGAGCTTGCGAAGCTGCACGCGCCCGAAGGCGGCGTTCGCCTCGGCCATCTTGAAATTCCAGCCGACCGAGTCGTAGACGTAGTGCGGGAAGTATGGCATCCCGTCCACTTCCGCCGAGTAGGCGGTGTTGTTGCGCCCGTAGCCTGTCGCGGATTTCCCCCAATCGCGCAGGCTCTTCGCCCTGAGATACCGATCCGTGTCGTTGAAGGTCACCATGCCGCCAGACCCAAGCGCGGTGATCTGGTGGGAGGGATAGAAGCTGAAGGTGCCGATATTCCCCGAGCCGGCCTGATCCCCCCGGTAACTCGCCCCCAGGGCCTCGCAGCAGTCCTCGATGACCGGCCCGTCGAGCTGGTAGGCGAACGGGCACGGGTTGCCCATCGTGTGCGCGAAGATCGCCGCCTTGACCTCGTGCCTGCGCTCCCAGACCTGGTTGAGATCCGGGTTGCAGGTGCTCACCTCGTAGTCCACGAGCACCGGCTCGAGCCCGAGGTGCAGGACGGGCGAGAGCGTCGCCGGGAAGCCGCACCCCGAGGTCATGACCTTCGATCCCCTGGGGAGGTCGAGGCTCGCAAGCGCAATGAGGTTTGCGCTCGACCCGGAGTTGACGGCAAGCGCGTGACGCGCCCCGATCTTCTCGGCGAACTCGGCCTCGAAGCGCTCGTTCTCCTTCCCCGAGGCGAGCCAATGCCCCGCCATCACCCGGTTCACCGCCGCGCGTTCCTCGTCGCCGAAGAAGGGCCGCGCGAAGTCGACATCCATCAGTTGCTCAACGATCGCCATTTCGTCGTGTCAAGGCTCGTATCTCTTGGCAGCCGCACCGGGAAGTCCGAAAGCCTCGCCGGGCGCACCGCCCTGGTTCTCCTCGCAAGCTCATAGGTCGTCTTCTTTTCCGTCCCGACGTGGATTACCCCGTCGAGCTCCCCGGCGGCGAAGAGCTTCACCGCCCTAGCGATCATCGGCGCGATCACGTCCACGTAATCCCCCGTTGTCCACTGGTCCACCGGGGCCACCGCGTGCTTGTAGGGCCGCGGCTTGAAGAGCGTTCGCACGATGAGCCACCGTGGCGCGAGCTTCGCCATCTCCTCGCCAAGGGCCTTCGAGCGACCGTAGGCGTTCACCGGATCCGGGAGATCGCTTTCGACGTAGTTCCCCGACTCTCCGTCGAAAACGTACTCGGTCGAGATGTAGACGAGCGGACAACCCGAGCGCGCGAGGTTCAGCGTCCCGCGGACGTTGGTCTCGAAACACGGCCCCGGCTCCGACTCGGCGCGCAGGACATCGGTGTAGGCCGCCGCGTGGACGATCAGGTCCGCCCCGACCGCGCAGCCCGTCCGAACATCGAGCTCTTGCCGGCTCGGATGAAAGCAGGGGAGGAGCTTTTTGAGCTCCCCCCCCAGAAGACCCGACCCGCCGGTAAGGATCAGGTGCAGCCGACCACCATGGTGTTCGCCTTCTCGTTCCGCGAGACGAGCGTGCCTTCCGCCCGCAGCATGAACTTGTAGGCGTCGCCCGTCTTCGCGAGCTGCTCCATGAACGGATTGCGAAGCCACGCCATCGCCCAGTACTCGGGATCGAGACCGATGATGGCGTTCCCGCGCACGTGCCGATGGAGGACCACCGTGTGCACGCCGTAGGACGAGACGTACACGTTCGCCGCGCCGATGATCGACGCCTGCTGCGCGCGCTCGACGTTCACCTGCCGTACCGCCTGCCCCGTGAAGGCATCGATCGATGCCTTGTTGCTCGTGTTCACGAGAAGCGTCGTCACCCGGCCGCCGGCCGCCCAGGCGTTCCCCAGGGCGGTCTTGAGAACCGCCTCGGTCGCCGCCGAGTTCGTCGTGCCGTCGGTGGGGGCCGCCACCGTGCCGCTCGAGAAGCCGACGTTCGTGTACCCGGTGGTGGTGGTCGTCTTGGCGTAGTTCGAGTGGATCCACGCCTCCATCGAGGCCATCGCCCGCCCGGTGCCCGAGCCGCCCGCCGACGAGCCGAAGTTCCGAACGACGGTGTACTCGATGTCGTTCTTCAACTCCCGCATCTGCTTCACGGTCTGGCGCGCGGCTTCCCTTGCTCGCCCGGCCTTCTTCACCGCCTCGAGGGTGCCCGACACGATGAAGGTCTTCTGCCAGATCTGGCAGTAGTTCCCGACCCGGGTCGGCGCGACGATGGTCGAGTAGGACACATCGTCACCCTCGATCTGCGGGATGTTGGTCGCCGCGACGAGGTTATCGAGTTCCCACTCGTGGTAGGTCCCTGTCGCCTGCACCCTGGGGAGGTTGGTTGCCGCCCAGGTTTCGTCCGCGAACAAGTCCCAGATCTTGTCCTCGAGATCCTCCCTGATGCCACCCCCGGTGCCTACCCGGAATGTGTCTGTCGTTCCTGCAATTTGACCAGCCATTACTGTCTCCTAAATCCTGGCCGCCGAAGCGGCGTCAACCGCCGAACTTGGCGGCGAAATAGTCCTCTGCCGTGCGCTTCTTCTCGTTCGTGCCCCGCGCTTTGCGGAAGCGCTCGTCGAGCTGTTTCACACGGCTTACGGGCGGTGTGGCTGCGCCCGGCCTCACGGCCGGGGCGGCCTGCGCCGCCTTCCTGGTGATCCCGGGCTTGGAGGACTGGAGGACGTCCCATTGCTGCGCCTTCCAGAGCGTGACGACGAGCCGCGGATCGGTGAGTCGGTCGAGCTCGTCCCTCGTGTAGCCCTCGGTGAGGCCGTAGGCGAAAAGCTCCTGTTTCCTGGAGTCGTCGAAGCCCTTGATCCTCTGCTCGACGTAGTTCTGCCCGGCCTGCACCGCCTGCGCGCTCGCATCCCTGATCTTTCCCTCGAAGTCCGCGCGCTTGTCCTTGATGGCCTTTTCGACCTCGGCATGCGCGTCCTTGAGCTGATCGAGTTGCGCCCGCGTCCTCAGAAGCTGCTCGGTATCGAGTTGGCTCCAATCGATCGCCCGGTAGCGCTCGATCTGGGCTTCCAGCTGCGCGAGCTGCTTCCGCTCTGCCGCAGAGGCTTGTCCGAACGCCTGCTCGATCCGCATGACTTCCCGTTCCGCCGACAGGGCGCGGCGCATCTCGGCCACGTCCATGGTCTTACGGGTGTAGTCGGCGTGCTGAATGAAGCGGTCCGAGATCTTCTTCGGGACGAGATAGCGCTCGCCGTCGATTTCGACCTCGACCTCGTCTTCTGGCTTCCCCTGGGTGACTTCGCCCTGCGGAGATTCGGCCTCGCGCTCCTCAGCCGGAGCGGCTTCTTCTTCGACGGTCTCTTCGGCCGGGAGATCCTTATCTGGCTCGTCTCCACCGCCGAACATCCCCTCGATACTCTTGATCGCTTCTGCTTCCGTGCCCATGTGCTAGTCTCCAATGACCTTGCGCATCGCCGCCTTGGCGCGCGCTCTCAATCCTTGCTCGTGCTCGGCCTGCGCGCTCGCAAGCCTTCCGGTCTGCGCGATGTGCTCGATCTGCGCCTTCACGTCCTGCAGCGCCTGCCACTTCAAGCGCAGGAGCGATTGCGCCTCCGGCAACGATGGCGGCGAGCGCTTCCACTTCTCGATGATGTCCTCTTCGACCCTGGCGATGCACTCCTTGAGCATCGGATCGGCGAGCAGCCGCTCGGCGTGCGCGCCGCGCTCCGATTCCAGGATGAGCTGGCGTTCCTCGTTCACAGGTCGTCCATCCTCGAAATGGCGAGTATGTCCTCGATCTCCTCAGCGTCACGCGCAAGGGCCGCCATCAGTGCCTCGTGATACTCCCGGCCGATGTGCCGCTCGACTTCTGCGACCGCGTCCACGACCTCGGCATTCGAGCTCTCGATCGGGATCTCGGGCGCGCGGGGCTTGGCTGCCCTCGCCGGGCCGATGGCGAGAATGCGCTTTGCGTCCCGCTCGGCTTTTTTTTTACCTTCTCGACCTCCTGGGCGTCCAGCCGCAGGAACCAGTCATAGACCGCCTGCATCGAGCTGAAAACGAGGCTCTTGCCGCGGTAGCGAAGCGTGTAGATCTCGCGCCTTGGCTTGCCGCCCACCCCTGGACGCGCCTGCCCGGTGGTGATGACCGTCGGCGCGTAGGTCTGCAGGATGAGGCTCGCGGTCTGCGGGGTGATGACCGGGCTTTGCGAGGCAACCGAGACCGTCGGGGCGTACCCCGTGATGACGAGCGCCCCGGTCAACGGGTTCGCGATGACGTTCTGCGTGACGTTGACCGTTGGGGCGTGCCCGGTGAGGGTGAGCGCCCCCGCCCCAGGCTGGACCCAGTGGCCCTCGGTGAGCGCCACCGTGGGCGCATGGCCCGTCAGGGTGAGCGTCGCCACCCCGGGGCTCACCGTCTGGGTCGCGCTGATCGAGACGGTGGGGGCGTAGCCCGTGATCGTGAGCTCGGCAGCGCCGGGCTTGATCGTCTGGTGCGCGGTGGTCGTGACCGTCGGGGCCTGCCCCGTGAGCGTGAGGCTTGCCGCGCCGGGCTGGGCGATCTTGTTCTCGGTGAGGGCGACTGCCGGGGCATATCCCGTCAGGACGAGTGCAGCAGCGCCAGGGGTCGCGGTGATGCCCGTTGCGGCCACCGTGACGGTCGGCGCGAAGCCCGTGATCGTGAGACTTGCCGTCCCGGGGGTGATGTAGTGGTTCGCGGTGAGGCTGACCGTGGGCGCCTGGCCGGTGATGACGAGGTCGGCCTTGCCGGGCGTTACCGTTACCCCGGCCGCCGCCTCGGTCTCGACGATATCCCCGTAGCCGGGGACGAGCTTCGCCTGAGCGTCGAGCGTCTCGACGAGATCGCCCCAGCCGGGGACGAGGCGCACCGTTGCCATGTCAACTCACCGCGATTTCGGGGTCGTAGTAGACCGTGGTGCTCGCCTTGGCGAGGTGCGGCACGACGTAGAGATAGCCCGCCTCTTGCGGGGTGAACGTCACCGTGCACTTGCGGGTGTTCGGGTTACTCATCCCGGTCGTCGTCCAGCTCTCGCTTGAGTCCGTTGTGTCGGCCGCTGTGGCGAGCACGTCGGCCTTTGCCGAGCTTGCGAAGAGCGCGAGCGGAAAGCCGCTCGTGCCCTGGTACTGCACGTCGATCCAGAACTCGTCGTTCTTCAAAGCGGTCGCCGAGTCGTGGACGAATTCGAGCGTGACGGTGATGCTCGATCCGACCGTCGAGTTGTAGCGCACGATCTCCGGGCCGCGCAGCGGGTAACTCGGAAAGAGCGCGTTCGCATTCGACACCATCTTGCGCGATTGGCTCGCCCCGCCCGTGCGAACGATTGTCGTCTCCTCGGCAACCGTTCCGGCGTACTGCGCGAAGTAGAGAACGTATTGCGTGTCCCCGTCGTCGCAGTTCATGATCTGCACTTCCGGCATGCCGGGCTGATCGTAGGTACCCGATACCAGGGTGACGCTTGCCGGGAGCTTGCAATTTCGCACGATGCAAGAGCCGTTGGTATCGGTGTTCACGCCTATCAGGTTCGTGAACGTCTCGGACGACAGATCGCACCCTTCGATGATCGCAGAGGATTCCGCTCCAGAATTGCTGAGGCTGAAAAGAGTCGTGGGCGTGCTGCCCGCCGAATCGATGGTGAGTCCCGTGATGATGGTTTGTCCGCATCGCGGAGTGATAGTGCTGCCGGTGTGGGCGAATCGCACCGTGCAATCCCACAGCCTGAAATCCGCCGATCCGTTGCTGCTGTGACCCAGATACCCAACCAGAAGCCTTTGCGCACCTGTCGATCGATTGAGCCAGAAGGTGCAGGACTCGAATCGCATGCCATGGCCTGTACCGACAAACGTTGAATTGAGAGCGAGGTCCGCGAATACGTTTTTGAAAGTGACGCCGTAGCAGTATAAGTAGCCGTTGAACGCCAGGCTTCCGGTCGTGTCGACCAACGCGCCGGTCCCGAGGCTCGTCGGTGGCTCGCTCGCATCGCCCGCACACAGGATGCGCAACCCCGGCGAGGTCGGACAGTTGAACGCCAGATTCGAGGCAGAACCTTCGGCGTGGGTGGATTTCAGCCACACCGTATCGGCATTCGTCACGGTCCCGATTGCCGTATTGAAAGACGTATAGGCGTTCGCCCAGCTTGTGCCGTTATTTAACCCCGCTGCGGCACTGTCGACGTAGATATTGGCCATCTACTCGCCCTTCGCCTGCTCGACGCCGTCGAGGTTCGCCGCGAGCACGTCCATCTTCGCTTTCAGCGCGTCCCACTGCGCCTGGGTCAATCCAAAAGCGTTGCGAAGCTGCGCCGCAGTCACATCGCCGGCCTGCACGCGATTGCGGATCCAGCGCGCGATCCGGGCAAGCTCCTCGGCTTCGCCGTTGCGGTAGAGCTCCCGCAGCCTGCCAAGAAACTGCGCGCCGGTCTGAAAGCGCAAGCTCGGTGCGCGGTCGGCAAGCGTCGCCTCGCGCGCCTCGCGGTCGGCAAGATCCACGGCAAGGCGTGCCGAGCGGGCAGTCGCGATGGCGTTTCGATCGATCGAATCGAGCGACTTGTACTCAAAGCGCGCGACTTCACCCTGTCCATCCGAGTGGATCTCGACCACCCAGCGCCGGCCGTCTTTCTGGGTGTGACCTTCGGGCCGGATCTCGAAAGTGAGCGCCACGGCTCAAATCACCCAATCGCCTATTTCGCGTCCTGGGTAGATGATGCCGATCCGCCAGCTTTTCCCACCTTCACCTTGGCCTGCGCAGCGGTGAGCCACGCGCCGGTGATCTGATCGAGCGCCGCCACGCAGGGGCGCACGACCTCGGCTTGCAGGGTGAGAAGCTGATCTTCGGTCAACCCGAGCTGCTCGAAGGTGATGCGCTGGCCGTTGCCGTCGGCGTCGAGCGCCTCGTAGGTGAGCCTGAAGTTGTTGCGGTCCATTGCCATTCTTGTTCCCCTTTCAGGTCGTTCCGCCTAGGTCGTTCCGCCCGAGAGCTCCCAGATGCCCGAGGCGTTCATCTGGATGGTGAGGGTGTTCGACGCCGTCACCGAGAAGGCCGCCGTCGAGAGCTTGGACCAGCAGATCGCCTTGCCGCCCGACACCCCGATCACCGCATAGAGGCATGAGAAGGCCGAAGCGGTCGAAGCGGTGAACACGATGTCCGCCGCATCGAAGCGGATCGCCTTGGCCGATGTGCCAGCGCTCACCGTCACCGAGCCGAGCGTCTTCTCCTGGGTCTTGATGCCCGCGCTCGCCTTGACCGTCACCGAGGCGAAGGTCGAGAGCGTGTAGGTCGAGGCGTTGGACGAGCTTTTGTAGATCCCGATCTTGAGGACGTTGGTGTCCAGATCGATGGTGCCGTTCTGCAGGTACTTTTTCGCTTCCGAGTACACGCGCCAAGGTGAAGCTGCCATGAGAGTCTCCTATGCGGCCCGCTGGTAGTGGGCCCCGGTCCTGAGAATGTGGGCGATCAGCCCGTCGCCGTTCACTTCGAGCTGCATGTCCTCTGGCAGCATGTGCTTCGCGAGCTCGACGAACTCCTGCGCCTGTACCGCCATCCAGGGATGGCAGGCGAAGCGCCTGCCCCCCACCGTCACGTCCAGGCGCGCCTCGGTGTCGTTCTCGGCCTGCGCATAGGCGTGGTGCGCGTAAGCGCCGTGTTCATCGCCCACGAGGCAGGAGTCAAAGCCGAAGATGTGGACGTTTCGGATCCCGAGCATCGCGAGGAGCGGGAGCGTCCTGAGCATCACCGTCGAGCCGCCGAACACCGGGTAGAACGTGTGCTCGCCGCCGGTCCTTTTCATCTCGTCCTGGATCACTTTGGGCGCGATGTCCCCGCCGTGCCAGATGCGCACCTGGTCCCTGGGGAGCGAGGCCGCGAGGGACGGGTGGCACTGGCTCCCGATGTAGTAGAGGCAGTCGTGGATCGCCGGCTGGACAAAACGGATGTTCAACTCCCGGGGGTCCACCACGAACTGCCCCTTGGGTTTGATGCCTCGTTCGAGCGCCCAGTTATAGGCGCCGTTCACGGTGAGGACCGGCCGCCCGGTAGGCTTGTAGAGCGCGAGCGACGGACCCCCGGCGAGCAGATCGACCTCGGTCGCTTGCGTCTTCAGCGGCTCGGCCTCCCGGTACCCGCGAACGAGGTTCGCGCGGATGTTGCGCTCGAGCACCGCCTGGGGCTCGGTGATCTCGACCCGCTTCTGGAGCTCTCTGACGGTTGCCGAGCGTTGCACCACGAACACCGCGTGCGCGCGCTCTTCGCGCGCGTAGCGCACGATCCCGACCTCCGAAAGCGCCTTCGCCCACCACCAGAAAGGTTGGACGGTGAGGTGGAGCTTGCCGTCACCGAAGGTATCGGGGACGGTGCAGATCTGGAAGTAGCAGCGCCCCACGGCTTCCATGATGTTTCTAAGCACCACCCCGACATCCTCGGGGGCGATGTGCTCCATCACATCGCAGCAGTAGCCGATCGACCCCTTGACGAAGAGCGCGCCCCGCAAGTCCTGCTCGACGAATTCGGCGGAGCCGCCATCGATATCGGTCTCGACGGCCTTGACGAAATCGACCCCGACCGCCCTGCAGCGCTTGGCAATCGCCGCGGTGGCCCGCCCCGTCCCGCAGCCGATGTCGAGGACCACGTCGTCGGGGGCGAGCGGGACTCTGGCAAAGAAGTCCGGCAGGCACGCTTCGCCCGGAGAAAAAGCCCTGTACTCGGCGCCTGCGTAGAGCGCTTCGTACAATGCCTGTGTCATTGATCCTGGACCGTGTAGACCTTGCCAGAAGGGGCCTTGACGGTGCGCTTCTTCGGCTTCTTCAGCTCGTCGAGCTTCTGCTCGAGCCCGTCGATGCGCTGCAGCGCTCTTGCGAGCCCGTCGGCAGATTGGGCGGCCGCCTTGCCCACCGCGTCCTTCACCACGTCCCCGACGCTGCCGCCGTCGATGCTGATGCTCGTCCCGCCGCCCCTTGCCTGGTCGAGCCGCATCTCCTGCATCCGGTCGGTCGCCTCCGACACCGCCCGCAGAAAGCGCTCCTGCGCCTTGCTGTTCTCGTCGACCATGGTCTCGAAGTAGGTCCGCGAGGCCTGCGCCATGTCGGCAATCTGCTGGACGGTCTGGGCCCCGGAGTTCTTCATCGCCTGAACCATCACGTCGGCCTGGGCGTTCATCTGCGCGACCGCGAGCTGATAGGGCGGCTGAGGCTGCGGGAAGGGCTGGCCGGGCTTCGGCTCGGCGAAGAACGGGGCCGGGGTCGCAAACCCCAGAGCTTTGGTGTATTCGGCGAGCGCGTTGTAGATCCGCCCCGGGTCGCAAAGCCCGATGGGTGCGACCTTCTCCTGTATCGAGAGGAGTGCCGAGATCGCCTGCGCGTGCTGCGCGCGGTTGCCGATGCCAAGGCCGACCGAAATCGTCATGTCCGAGCGCTTCTTCCAGGCCCTCGGATCGACCGTCACCCACTGTCCGCGAAGCTCTGCTTTGTCCTGGCTCGTGGCGTGCGTGAGGGTGAGCTCGTGGACGATCGCGAATGCCTCCTTCACGCCCTCGGCGAACACCCGGGCGATGAGCTCGATCTTCTGTGACGCGGCAGAGGTGAGTTGCGCGATCGTCCCGGGCTGCGCCGTGATCGAGCCCATGTCGGCCCCCGCCATCGGCTTCTGCACCCCGCCCCGGTCCTGTCGGATGCCGTCCAGATAGTCGAGCATCCGCATCGTCGAGGCCACGGTGTCGGGATGCTGAAAAGGCATGATCGAGCCGGCCGGCGGCCCGTCGACCCGCACCACGCCAAGCGGTCTCGAGACGAGGAGGTCGTCGATCACGACCGTGTTCTTGTCGACCCCCACCCGCCCGTTATTGAGCAGGAATTGATTGTCGATCCCCGCCCTGAGCATCGCCGAGCGGATGAGCTGGAGATCCCCGACCGCGTCGTACATCGAGAGCCCGATGTGGCGGTGCGGCATCGGATACGGGACGATCGAGGCGACCGGGATCGAGGCGACCTCGGCGTTGTAGAGGATGTTGTCGCCCACCGCGATCACGTGCCGGAGTTCGGCCCGGCCGTCCCCGTCGTAGTCGTTTCGCACCCAGATCACGCGCTGCTTGACCTTCCTCATCGAGGGGTCGGATGAGCCGTCCTGGTGGGTCTGGATGGTGACCGCCGCCACGTCGCGTGCCTGGTCGACGAGGCCATAGTCGGTGCCGGGGGAGGATGAATCGGAGATGTCGTCGGGGACCGCGAAGCCCTGGACCCTTAGCTCCGAGAGCGTCTTGAACTCCCAGTACTCGAAGAACGACGCCTCGCGCACGCTCATGCCGGCGCAGTCCTGCCCGACCATGCAGCGCTCGGGAGGCAGCACATGGAGCTTGGCGCAGCCGTAGGCTTGTGTGCGCCGCACAACCACGTCGTGCAGCGTGGCCTGCTGCACCGCAGCGCCTTGCTGCATCGCAACGAGCGCCGCTTGTTCCGAGACGGGCGCGGGGGCCGGATAGGCCGAGTGCTCGACGATCTCGACGGTCCGGTCCAGCCCGATCAGCGCGAGCTGGTCGTCGGTGAGCCCCTGGTAGCGCTCGATGGACGGCTCCTCACGGGTCTCCCAGTAGGCGCAGAGGTACGCATTGCGCGTGAGGAGCGCGTCGGTGAACCAGGTGTGGCAGGCGAGGAACCAGTTGTTCTTTCGCTGGATCACGAAGTCGACGTAGTCGGACTCCTGCTCCGCGCCTTGCACGTCCTCCGGGCCCTGGGGGCTGAAGGAAGCGATCCGGTCCCCCCCTGCGAAGATGCGAAGAAGCGAGGGCTTGATCCATTCGACCGTGTCGAAGAGATCCTTCGAGACGACCTGGGACCGCCCCTCGATCTCGTTGCCGAACGGCTGCCCGAGGTAGTAGTCGATGGCCGTCGCCCGGTCGGTCGAGACCGGGTCGGCGTCGTTGCCGAAGGCGCTCGCCTCGCGCTCGGCGATCACCGCGAGGAGCGCGGCGTCGGCCGCTGCGCGGTCTCCTACGGCTTCGGGCTCAATGGCTGCCACCGTTGCCTCTGGACTGAGCGGGCATGTGCAGGATCGGCCTGCGAAGCGCCAGGAGTTGCGCGATGGCCGCCTCGAGCTCAGCCACCTTGCGCTCGAGCTCGGCGATCCTCTGAAGCGTCTTGAAATCCATCAGTCAGACAATCCCCGTCTTGACGAGCGGCAGCGGGGCCGCTTTGGCGTCGTTCGTCATGTCGTTGAGCCGTGACACGGCTTCGCGGACCATGTCGGCCGCGTGGCTATGCTCATCGTGCAGCGGCCCGGCCGGCTCATTGGTCGTGGTCGGGACCGCCCGCCGGTACCTTTGCAGGTGCGCGACGAGCGGCTGGCACTTCGTCTCGTCGAAGAACATCTGGCTGAACCGCATCCGAACCGCCTTGATCCCGGCCTCCACGTTCATTGGGCCTTGAGCGCAGGTCGCCTCGAGCCCGAGCTTGCGCAGGATCTCCTGGGCCGAGAGCCCCGTCTGGGCGCTCTTCTGCCGGCCATCGTGCGGCAGGAATGCCCGCCCGAGGTTGTAGCGCTTGGCCTTGATCTCCTGGACGTACCAGTCGTAGGTGTGGAACTGCCCCTCGAGGAAATCCACCCAGCGGATCTCGGAGTGGAGCCGCTGGATAAATCCAATCGACATGAGGTCGTTCCAGCCGAGGTCCCACACCGTATGGACCTTGAGGAGCGGATCGACCGGCACCGGCCGGATGCGCTTGCCCTCGATCGCGTCCCGGATCTCGCCCGCGTAGATGGCCCCTTCGACCGAGGTCCGGCACTTGCCCTCCCAGACGTTCTGGTAGGCCTCCGGGTCGGTCTGCTCCAGGTAGCGTCGTTCTTTCTCGAGCACCGCGGGAAACCACGGGTTGTCCCGCCAGCTCATGGCGATCAAGGCGCAGTCCGGCGGGGTATTCACGATGAAGCGCTGGTAGGTCGGGTCGGAGTCCATCTGGGGGTTCAAGTTGAGCCAGATCTCGCTCCCGTCCTTGCGGATCGTCGGGATCAGCACCTCCCAGCTCTTGTGGCTGATGTTCTCGGCCTCCTCGACCCAGACCACGTCATAGCCCTCGTAGCTCTTGAGCTTGCCCGCGTCGATCTGGCGCAGCCCCGTGAAGCTGAAGAGCGCGCCGTTCGCCCCCTGGATCTCGCCGTCGAGCACCCGGTAGAAGCCCGCCAGCCCGAGGAGCGCGACCTGGTCCCCGAGGAGCCGGTGGACCGAGTCGGCGATCGTGCGCTGGATCTCGCGGGCGCAGAGCACCCGCATCGGGCGCTCCCACCCCTTGAGCAGCAGCGCTCTTGCGATGCCCCAGGAGCCGCCCTTGCCGCGGCCCCCGTAGACGACCTTATAGCGGTGCGGCCGGAACAGTTCCTGGAGCTTCTCCGGGAACTGGATCTCGGGTGCCGACAAAGCCCACGCTCAGGGTGTTGGCCGTTTCGATCGGGCCGCCGTCCGGGCCGGAAAGCTCGGTAACGGCTGGCATCTTCGAAAGCGAATACTCGAGGAGCGTCTTCGCCGCTTGAATCTGGGTCGCACTCATTTCAACATCCCCGAGCGCGTGGCCCTGCAAGCGATTGATAAGCAGCGAGGCCTGGATCTTGAGGCGCACCTCCTCCTGATGCCTCGCCCGTATCCTAGCCGCCATGGGGCATCTCTCTGTTCCGCTTACACTTTTCGGAGCTGACCCCACGCCCCATCATTGTGCGCCGCGTCAATCGGCCTTCAGGATGCGTCTTGCCTTGGCGCGCACCTTGGCTGCCGCCCCGGCCGAGATCTTGCCCGCGTTCTGGGCTTGGGAGACGCGCGCGAGCGCGTTGCGGGCGTGGGATGCGTCGGGCATCGGGTACTTGCGTTGCCCCGGCATCCCGAACGATGACTTCGGGAGTCTCTTGCGGGCAGCAGTGCTCAACAGGCCCATGTGCGGCCTCCTGATGGTGGGGAGTTGGGGTGGAGCGGGTGGTCAGCCAGCCGGCGGGCTCGCGGGACTGGAGCCCGTCGGCCAGAATCGCGCCCCCGTGTCTCCAAAACATGAGGGCGAGCGACGCCCCGCGCCAGACCTGTACTTATCCACAGGTATTACCATACCCCAAAGCAGTTTTTATCGACTCGTGCGCATTGATGCACACTTGCAGCCACAGGTGCTCCGGGAGGAGGCACAGCCGCCGCTTTCGCTCCGCGAGCTGATCGTAACTTTCTCCGGCCCCGCGCAGGACGAGAACGTCGATCCTGAATACCTTCCGTGGTGAAGCCGTCCCGGGGCCCACGGGGTCGTTATCGAGCGTTCGCACGGCGAGCTCCACCTCGTAGGCCCTATTCTCGTTCGGGCGCGCGCAGAGTCGCCTGATGCGCTCCAAGCGCTCCTCGGCGCTATCCCAGAGCTCGCGCTGCGGGGAGACGTAGGCCGTCTCGGCAGAAAAGCACCTCACCGGCGCCGGCCCGAGCCACGCGGGCGAGCGGCACCACGAGGCCCATTCGGCGAGGCGGTCGTGGTATCCAAGCCCCGAGAAAGTAGTCGCTTGCACGTTGAGCACCACCCTAGCCAGTGGCTCGCCAGACGTTCGAAATCGCCTGGCTCGACCACGTCCCGACGCCGGACGCAAGCGCCGGGACTCTTGCACTGCCGATTACCGTTCGACATCTCATCCAGCCCACCCCTCGAACTCGCCCCCCAGCGCCATCCGGTCGTACTCGTTCCGGTAGTGCCTCGCGATCTCGCGCACCCGGCGCTTGAGGCCCCTAGCGGGGATCCTGGACAGCATCCTCAGGCGCTCGAGGTTATGCAGACCGACCCGGGACTCGATCCAGCGCATGAACTCGGCCGGGCGGCCGGTGAAGTAGAGGTGGCAGCCCATGCAGAGGCTCACCGCGTTGTCGGGGTCAATGCGCGTGGACCAGCTGCTCCGGCCCATGATGTGCGCGCAGTGCAGGGCGCCGGTCGGGGGCGCGTGACGAGCGCCGCAACGCTCGCAAGCCCAGCCGGCGCGCTTTCGCACGCACAGGCTGAAATACCGATCTGCTGCGGTGATCTTGATCATGCCGGGGTCTCCGAGAGATCCTTGAGGACGACCCCCTCGCCGAGCGCCCAGGATTCGACGTAGTCGATGAGCTCGACCATCTCGCTCTGGGTGAGCCGGGATGTCCTGCGGTAGACGATGTCCAGGCCGTGCCCGTCCACCGCCGGCAGCAAGAGGACGTGCTCGCCCCGTGCGCGCGTCCAGGCGGCGACCAACAAGCGCTTCCAGGTCTCGATGTCGAGCCACTGACCCGCCCACTGCTTCTGCTTTGCGATCTCGCCGAGGACCGCGTGCAGACGGGCGTTTTTCTCGGTGCTGCGCTGCCGCAACTGGACCCCGCAGCGGGGGCAGCGATCAACTAGGTGACCGTTCATGGCTTCACCCCGTGTTCAACCCCGATGAAATAGGCGAGCTGGCCGGCAAGCGCCTTGAGGTAGCGGGCGCTCTCGTGGGCTTTGGCGTACTCCCCATCGGCGATCTCGCGCTCGACCTGGACAAGCACCCCGCGGACGAGCTCGAGCCGGTCAAGGGCCCAGGACTTGCGCTGTGTCGGGATTACGTCAGCCACAGGAATGCCTCTAGGTCGCGCCAGGATCGCCGTGGCGCGTTCGGCTGGCCGGTTGGTAGTCGGATAGCCACTCGGTCGAACAAATCGAGCCTTGGCCGGTTCTCGCGCGCCCCATCACCGGCAGTACCTCTCGGGCAGGGACTCGCGCGAATCGACGAACTGCCGGGCGGTCGCGTGCCACCAGAGGTCAAGCACCCCCTCCATCCCGCCCATCCGGTCCCCGAGGACCGCGAGCTGCGCGTCCTGCTCGCGCTTCTCGGGCGGCTGCTTGTTGCGCCAGAACGAGACGACGTTGTGCGGAATGTTGACGAGGTTCACCGAGCCCGATACGTCGAGCAGCCCCGCCGGGCGCGCGTCGTCCCGGTCCTTGCGCGAGTGGGCGACGAGGTGGATGTGCGCCGGGTACTCGCGGGCGACGTTGACGAGCCGGTTCACGAAATCGGTCTGCGCGGTCGCGAACCCGTCGCCGTCCGCCCGCACCCCGCACATCATCAGCGAGTCGACCACGATCAGGTCCAGGCCGAGCTTCGCCGCCATGTGCCAGACCACCGCCGCGATCCGCAGGCCCTCCTGCATGCCGTGGTGGTCGTAGAGCCACAACCGCTCGTCCACCCACTCGCGCCACTCGTCCCGGTCGAGCTGGGTCTCGCCGCCGTGGGTGAGGCCGAGCGACTGGTGGCGCATGAGGCGCAAGAGCGCCGGCGCCGCGAACTCGAGCGAGATCAGGCCGACTTTCGCGCCCTGGCTCATCGCGCAGAGGCACGCCTGCGTGAGGGCCGTGCTCTTGCCGTGCTTGCCCCAGCCCGTCCAGAGGGTGAGCTCGCCCGCACGCATCTGGAACCGGCCGTGAAGCCTCGCCCACGGGTATTCGTAGACCCTGCCGCCTTCCCCGGCCTCCGGCAGGTCGAGCCAGTGGAGCGCCGGGCGGACCTTGCCGGCCTCCTCCTCGGCGAGGTACTCGTTCAGATCCACGTCCTGCCGGGCGACGAGCCCGGCCGCGCCGCGGATCATGGCGTCGAGCTTGCGGGCGCCCCGCTCAAGCGTTTGCATAGCCCGACTCCCTCACCGCCGCCGCCAGCCGCTCCGCGGCGCGCATGAGCCGCTCGCGGTCCTCCTCGCCAAGCTCGACCCCGTGCGCCACGTTGGCCGCGGCGGTCGCCACCACGAGCGCCTCGTTGGCGATGGCCCGCACCACGTCTGCGCCGAGGTAGCGCTGGCGAAGCGGCGGCTTGCGATCGATCGCCGACTCGGGCGCGAAGAGCGCATCCCAGGGCACCCCCGCCGCTGCCAGCACGGCCTCGATCCCGCACCCCGCGAAGCAGTGGGCGAGTACCCGTCCGTCCTCGAGCTCGCGCACGGCGAGGCTCGGCGTCCTGTCCTCGTGGGCCGGGCACCGGGCGAGCCACGAGCCCGGGCCGGACCTTCGGACCCCGCCAAGCCGGGCGAGAAGATCCGCGGCGCTCACAGCTTCGGCAGCTCCGCCTTGGCGGGCAGGCCGTGGTGGATTTCGTTAAGGCGAGACCTCGCCCAAGTGACCACCGCTGCCTTCCAGCTCACCATCGGATTCTTGCCAACGCGCCAGCCGTTCGACTCGTAGTGGGCAAGCCAGCGCTCCGGGTCGACGTGGTATCCCTTGAGCGTGACGTAGTCCCGGACCTCGGCAAGGGTCGGAGGCGTGAAGCGAACGCGAGGGCGAGCCGCGGATGCGGCGCCTTTCTTTATTACGTCTTCGTCTTCGACTACGACTACGGGCGCGCGCGTCAGACGCGCGTCTGACATGTGCCGGTCACGTGTCTGACGCACGTCAGGCATCCCGGCAATACGCGCTTTGATTTGCTTGATGTTTTCCTTCGTCTCGTCTTCGCCATCGAGGAGGCTTTCGGGGGGTGCTGGGTGCAGAAGCGACTTGGCACGAAACCGCTGCTTCGTTCGCGGCAAGAAGAGGTAGCGTTTCGCCTGTACCTCGTAGGGGCGCACGAGATCACAGTCGGCGAGCGCTGAGAGGATTCGCACAGCGTCCTCTCGCCCCTTGACGTTGCAGGGGTCGCGCCAGAGTCGGACCAACGCGCCATCGCTTGCCTCGAGCGTCCCGAGGTCATCGGCGTTCAGGACCAGGACCAGGAACGCGAGTCGCTCCGCTGGGTGTGCGAGCCCGAGCCAGCGATCCGAGCGCAGGATCTCCTCGCGCAGTATGCGATTTGGCATCACTGCGGCCCTTTCAAGAAAGCCCCCTTTCGCGCTCCATCTTCTCGATCTGCTCGGGTGAACGGCCCTCGATCAGCTCGCGCATGCGTCCGAAGTAGGCGCGCAGCCGCTCCGGATCCTGCCCGCTCGTGAGGCGCCGCTGATACCACGCGATGAGGAGCTCGCGCGCCTCGTCTGAAAGGCCGGCCTCGAACTTGCGGATCGAGGCCATCACTCGACCTCGATACCCGCCTTGAGGGCGTCCACCAGGTCGTCCTGGCTCGCCCGGCGGGCCTCGAACTCATCGATGAGCCGGTGCTTCACGGCGGCGAGGCTCGGCGCGCGGATGAGCCGCCGCTCGGCCCCGCGGGTCACCAGGAAGATCGGCGTCGACTTCTCGGACTTCTCGGCCATGGAACCGCCCCTTTCGCGACCCGTGCCAAATGGCCGATGGCCAACGGCCGAATCGCATTGCTATGCACGGTTTCAGTCGCGCTCTGTCGGGATCTCGTCTAGTTTTCGGCCATGGCCGTAGACGTGACACACCAGCACCCAGCGCACGTAGTCGCTCACCGAGCGGTCGGCGCGAAACGACAAGTCCTTGATGGCGTCGAGCAGCTCGCCAGAAACCCGCAGGGGCGGGAGCTGCTCGGTGCGTTTGGCCGGTCGCTTGACCACGGCTCAGGAAGAAAAAGCCCGCCACTTGTGCGGGCAAAAAGGCCCCTCCAGGAGGAGGGAGAGAGGGGCCTCGGGTTGGTCGGCTTCGCGCCAGCTCATGCGGCTTCGCGCTCGGTCTCTTGCGCGCTCTCGCGCTCGGTCCGTTCGCAGGCCCGCAGGTACCGGGCGAGGCGCTCGATCTTGAGCACCCCCGGCTCGGGGATCTGTCCGGCGGCGAGCGTGACGAGCCAGCGCCGCTTGACATCGCAGGCCCGCGCCATCGCGCTCATGTTCGCGCCGGCAGCCTGCTCCTCCTTCAGCCGGCGCATCACGTAGTCCAGAAGGCCCATGCGCACAGTTTGGCAGACTATTGCCATGGAGTCAAGGCGGCACATTGCCTCTGCGATGCCATACCCTGCTTCGATGCGTCCCGAGACGAAGAAGGCGCTGGTGAAGCGCATCAAGGCCCTGATGCGCGAGAGGGGATACAACCGCGAGCGGCTTGCCCGCGCCGCCGGGATCGGCGATGGGACGGTGGGCTACATGATCCGCGAGGGTGACGGGAACCCGACGCTCGACAACATCGATGCGGTCGCCCGGGTGTTCAAGGTGGCCGCCTGGGAGCTCCTCTTCGACCCGGACACCGAGACCGAACGCCTCCTGCGCCGGTCCGTCCAGGGCGCGGTTCTGCAGGACGCACCGCCCCACAAGAAGTCCGGCCGGGCGGCCTGAGTGCCCAAGTCAAAGCCCCCGTTCCGGTTGATCCGGCCCAGGGTCTCTGCCGACACGGTCGAGGCGCTCACCACCCTCCTCGCCGCGGCCAAGCGGGGCGAGGTGATCGGGATTGCCTACGCGGCCATGCTGAGCGGGCGCAAGGTCATCATCAATACGACGGGCGAGGCCCGCCGTAGCCCGATCTTCGCCCGCGGCATGGTCACCTACCTCGCGCAGTCCATCCGGCCGGACGGCCGGCCCGAATAACCCTCCCCTGACCGCTGCCGGCAGCCGGCTCTGGCGACTCTTCGCCTAGACGTGGCAATCTTTTGCTTGACAGGCATGGCAATAGTCTGCCATACTGCCCTCACGACGTCACAGGAGGGCATATGGATCACTACGACATCGCCATCGATTACGCCGAGATGCCCTCGGCGGCCGAGTGCCACGAGGACGACTGCTACTTCACCCTTTCCCGGGGACACGCGATCGACGTTGCTCGTGTGATCGGCGGGATCGAGGATCTGGGCGAGCTCGCCGAGCGGATCGCCGAGGTGATCCGCGCCTACCGCGGGACGCGCTCCGAGATCACCTCGGCCGCCCACCTCGCAGCCCGCGAGCTGCACGAGTACCTCGCCCGCGAAATGGCGCGCCAGGTCTAGCCATGGGACACCGCGATCTCATCGAAGAGGTCCGCTCGATCGACACCGAGCGGCGCAAATCCCACGACCGGGCGCTCGGCGGAGCCGCCACCGGCGTAGCCGCCATCGTCGCGCTCTTCATCGCCGAGGAGGCGCGGCATCAACGCGCGGCCGAGCGCATCGCCGACACCGTGATCGGCGTCCTCTGCGCGCTCCTCCTCCTGGCTTTCGTGCTGCCCGACCTCTACGCGTGGCTCCACGGACTGCCCCAGGTTCTGGTGACGCCATGAAGATCATCACACAGTCCGAGTTTGCGAACTTCCCGGTTGTGGATGGCATCACGCGGTGTCCTAGCGGGGATTACTCAGCCATCAGCACGTTCGCCGAGGGGTGCAGCTTCGCCGAGGGGTGCCGCTTCGCCGAGGAGTGCAGCTTCGCGCGAGGGTGCAGCTTCGCGCGAGGGTGCAGCTTCGCGCGAGGGTGCAGCTTCGCGCGAGGGTGCAGCTTCGCGTGGGGG